CTAACACCACCTGCCCAAGTGAATCCTCTCAATTGGACTTCCATATGTTTCTTTAAATAATCATTAAAAGTTTTTAGATCATTATTAGAAACATCTTTTCCTTCTTGTATATCATTGGCGATTGTTTGAACACTTAATGCTTCGTATCCTTTATAAAAACCGCCTGCAGGCAAATAGTCTTCAACATCTAAAAATCTGCCTGCCTCGCTAATTCCGATTGGCGTTTTTTTAAAATAACTTATTTCGTTAGGGGTAAATAATAATTCAGATACTTTTAATATTTGATTTTCGTTGTGGTCACTTTGCACCTGAACAAAATTAATATCGTCTTTATCTACGTCTGGGTCTAACTGCTCTCCCATTGCATTTAGATTATATTCTGGCAAGTTTAAGTAGCCGAGATCATTATCCTGGGAACTTATACTTTCGTTGTAAGACTGAACGCGCATTTCTCTTTCAAACAACTCATCTTCAGACGGAGCTATTGGGTCAGTTTCTACAATTGTTTCTTGCACAATTGGTTCGTTAACAATCACATCAGGATCGTTAAGCTCTGTTTCTAACCTAGTGTCGTCAAGATTGCTTATGTCTGTGCTAGCAAGATAAGCATCAATTCTTAACTGCGCTGAATCAATTGCCATTAACGACCATCCCAATATTCAATGTCTATTAATTTACCGTTGCTATCGTAGACAGGTCTAACGTACCTATCTCTTCCATTCATATTTCGTAACTCAAATCCACTTTCTACAGTTGGAACTGCTTTCATACGCCCAGAAAGGATTTCAGCCCCTTTATAAGCTTCAGTCTTTTGTGTCTCGTCGATAATTCTATTTGCTTCCATAGAATATATCTTTTCACGTTCATTATCTCCAAAAGTATCACCATCTGCTTCAGCCTTAACTTGAGCCGCTTCAACAAGAGGCCAAGCTTCTGTGAATATTTGTTGCTGAACTTGTGAGCGTAAGTAGCTAGGTATTTCGCGATCAATTGCATTCCTCGTATCATTTGAAAATAATCTTCTACTAAGTCTTTTAATTGACTTGGCATTAGAAGGCGCAGTTAAATAGGTTATAGATCCTTCTAGCGATTGAACTTTGTCTTTTGTTAATTTTCCTACGTCTTGCAACCGAGCCATTTCATTAAAAATTTGCATGTATTTTTTTTGATACTCAAGCGGATCGGTTTCTCCTAGCATTGCATAAACACTGTTTACAATTTTGTTAGCAGAATCGGTATCGTCAATAGCAGTAATAGCTTTTTTAGAAGTAATTAATTTTTTTCTAATGTTAGATTGCGTTTCAGTAATGTTTCCTGTTCTGACTAGTTCGTTTAACTGGTGTGCTAATTCATCAGGACTATACCCACCGTTGTTTGAATCTTGGTTATATAACGTGTCGTTGTCCCAACTTTGCATATTGTTGTTTTGTTGAGTTACTACATCAATTTTTGCTAACAACGTGTCTCGTCTATCAATTCGGTTAGCTTCAGAAATCTGCGCTCGAATTTGAGTCGTAACTCTATCGTGCTGTTCTAAACTTAAATATACCGGAGGCCCTTTTGGATTAAACGGATCAGCGACAGGTGTTCCTTTAGAATCTTTGAAAACTTCTAATGCGTTTTCTGCCGCAGTTATGCGTTCTCTATGGGTAATTCTTCTTTGAGTACCGTCCTTGTCTGTAACCATTTCGGCACTAATTATTTGATCAACACTACCTAAAACAGATTGTTCAGTTATTTGCTCAATTAAAGTAAACTTTTCGTTCTCAAATTGAGTAGGCGACATTAAGTTTTCGTCAACTAACTTCTGACCTTCTTCTGCAAAGTCTGCAACAATCTTATCAAGGTCAAAAACATTGCCGTCAAAAGCCAATGTACTAGCCAACACATTTGTATGCTTAATCATTTGCTCAACTTCAGCTTCCGATTCAACTAATGCTTCTCGCCTTGCTACACCTCTAATTGCTCGAAGATCAACTTCCATCGATGCTTTAGTATAAGTTTCAAATTGCTCAGATAGTTCAATAGGCATTTGTGAAGACATGCCTTTCATGCTTGCTTCTACGTCCCTTATGTACCCTTCAGGATCGTTAGGATATTCTTCGCGAGACACAGATGTAATTTTTGTACTATTGTTTTTAGCGGTAGCTCTATACCCTGCTTTAATTGCACTATCAACTGCTCTTGCACCCCAACCAAATTGCTGTGGAATGTTGTCGTATTTTGTTACAGTATCTTTCGAACCGTCTTCATTCGTTATTTCTACTTCGCCTAAATTAGCTTCTTCCATTAAATCTCTAGCAGTGTTATTTGCGTTTGAACTAGCAATATTTTCGCCTGCCATAGATCCGAGATTAGAAAGCGATTGACCAACACCTGCTAGTGCTTGCATCGTTCTTACACGACTTGTATCTAAAGCTTGCGCTCTAAACATGTTTTTTATTTGTAATCTTTCAATAGCCATGTTTTTTCCCTAAGCACTAATTGTTTTGGCGGCTGATGCTAATTCAGGTGCAGCTTTTAATAAACTCGACGTCGCGTTTAGATAACCTTGTTTTTTAGCTTGCGCTCCTTGCCTTTCAACTTGTGCAATTTGTAATCGTGCAGTTAAACTTGCTCCGGCTTCAGAAGTGCTTAAATCTTCCGCTGTTGTTAAACTTACACTTGCAGGCGTTCCTTCACCTAATATGCCACCTGCCGCTTGGCTATTTATATTACGTGCTAATAACCTGTTAACTTCTGCTCGTCTATCTGCTTCATCCATTTTGTTTTGGAGTTTTAATTCTCTAGCACGAACCCTTGCGGCTTTTTCTGCTTCAGTGCCTGCCTGAATAGTTGCATAAGTACTTACGGCTTGACCTGCTACAACTGCTACTGCGGCCGCTACTAAAAATGACATTTATATATCCTCTGGCTCTAATATAGCCTGTTCAATTTCTTTTACGTCAGTTAAATCAGTAGGGTGAAATGTAATCCAAACGCAATCGGTTATTGCTAATATTACTCTCTTTGTATTAGGGATCGTTTCACCAATAAAAGGTGCCTCAACTTCATAATCTCCAAACTGGCTTAGTACTTTACATCTACCTTTTACAACCATATACATGTGTGTTGTTAAATGTTTAGCACCAACTACAACCACACCTGCAGGAATCGTTAATTCCCTAGCGTACAAACCCTCACTAAAATGGTGAGAGGTTGTTAAGTTAACTTGTTGATCTAATTTTAATATAATATCTTGTAATTTTAAAATCTGATCTTGTTTAGTTACATTCATTAGGAAGATTCTACTTGATATTCAATAGCCTGCATTTGGAATGGTGTTGGATCAGGAACTGTAATTACTGGAACTACATCAACGCCCCATCCATTGCCTCCATTGTTATTCTCAATAATACCTGACTTAATTGGTAGGTTATTATTTAATGGAGAACTTGGGCCAGCCGCACCAAATTCCCTAATTGGCACTGGATTGCCATCTACAAATACTCCTGCTGATTCAAACATTCTTATGTTCATTCGCGAAACTTTCTTTATCCGCATTTGATTTGAACCTGCAATATTAGTTGCGTTTGTATTTAAAGGCATTGGTTTAACTGTTACAACAAAATTAAATCCAACCTCAACATCGATTTTAGCAAAAGGGGTTGGACTGCCTAATATAAATTCTGCTTCAGATTTTGTTAACTGAACATACGAGTAAATAACTTCTGTTCCAATTTGTATTGGCGCGCCTGTAGATACAACGACTCTTTTGCTAAAGTTAGTGCCGCGAGCTACTAAGTTAACAGTGTCGCCTATTAAATGTTTAGTTGATAGATAAAGTTTATAATCGGCACTTATTAAATCTTTATTCGTAATTTTTACACCTACGTCAAAAAACTGATCGAATGTCCATCGCGCTATATAACGTTCAGGTTTAAACGAACTGTCACGCTTGTACACTACGAATAGTTCGTCATTAACTACAGAAACGGTTTCTAAAATTAAAGGGTAATCACTGTTAGTTGAAGCATTTGTCCATTTAGTAAATCCGTTAATATCTTGACTGCGCAATGTGTTTAATATTGCCGCATTGCCATCTTGATTAATTATAAATACCCAATTAGCGTCTTCAGATGTTGTCCCATCTAATATAGCCATATCTTTGGGTTGATTAATTAATTGACTGTTAAATACTGAAATGTCATTACTAATAAACGCATCTTCATTAAAGTTATATATGTAACTTCTTAAAGTATTTCCGTTAGCGTCAACAAACAAAGTTGCACCGTCAACGGACTGCACTTCTAAATTTAAAGATCCATGCTGAGTTTGTGAAGCCACAGCAATATTAGATGGAGTGGTTCCAGTAACTAAGAACTCAGATCCGTTAGTAAATACTTGTAAACCTCTATCCGGATTTACATCTACAATTTGAGTTAGCTTACGAGAAGATATAGTAATAAATATACCTTCATCATCGTCACCTGCTTCAGTAAAGAAATCGAAAAATGATCCAGACCTAGATGCAAATAAACTTTGATTTTTTGACTTAGTGCCGCCAAACCACAATCTGCCTCCAAAGAACGCTCCAATTTTTGGATACCCTCTGGTAGCTGACCACACATCTTCTTTGCGAGAAACTGCAGTAGGAGACCCCCCAGGAATTGTAAATGTCAATTGAGGAGTTGTTGATGGGCCACCAGTTGCAAAACCTGTCCACGCTTCAAAATCTTTTGTAGACTCTCCCGATACAGTAATTTGAAACACTGTAGCACTTTGCGCTAATACTTCGACTCCGGTATCTCCAAAGCTTGGCATTTCTTGCAGATTTTTTTGCAAGTTAAATGCAGTTGAAGATTGGTTCGTAGCGTAAATTATGTTTTTGCTTAGTATCCCTTCAACATCAATTTGATATGATTCGCCTACTTCAAAATTCGAAAAAGTTAATATGGTTACATAATCAACCGGAGTAGGGCTTTTTGCGTCATTGTAATCAAATTGAGGAACATTTAAAAAAGGAATCTCATCAACAACCCAATCCCAATTATTGGCTCCTACATCGTTTCTTATAATTCTTAATGGAACAAGATCTTCTTGAAATAACAGCATTACATTTTCGGTTTGTACTGATCTAACAGTTGGTACCTGAGAAGATTTAATTGGTATTTGTAATGATGCTACTGGTTTATAGCTTACTTGATCTGCAGTTATTTTGTAAATTTGCATATTTCCTAAAGAGCTGCTTACTTCAGCACCCCCAGTTAATACGCATAAATAATGTTCATCTATGGACACAGAAAAATCAAACGTTTTTACAAATGAGGAATCTAAATTACTTGTTAAACATTCAAATCCACCTGTTGCAATTCCAAGCCCTGTTAAGATCTGACCAACGTTTTCTTCAGTTCTAACTAACCTTATAAATTTAGTTACAAGTGGAGCTATAACCTGCCGTCTAAAAGATTTAGGAGTTGATTCAACATAAAAAGAAGATCCAAGGTTTTGCCATACATTGCCGTCATTAGAAACTTGAATACGTAACAAAGCTCTTTGTGAACCTGTGTATGCAGTGCCGTTAGTGTTAGCTATTCTTATATTGTTAACTTGCACAAAAAACGTATCGTTAAATAAATTACCCCCACCGCTTTCATCGTATTGTGCAACAACAAAATCGGGTTCGCCTACCGTCCCTAAATTTCCTACTTGCGTAGTAATCATAGACGTAGCAGGATTAAAGTCGTTTAAATTATCTACCGTACCTTGACCAACTACACTTGAGGTTGGATCTGCAGTATTGTTAACAAGGATAGTTGGTGCAGTTGCAACGTATTGTGTACCTGCGCGTCTTTTTAAACCGCCTTGAGTAACAATTAATACGTTGTCTGCATTTTCAACACCTTGATAATATTGATCAAGGTCAGTACGGCCTTTTACAAGCGGAGATAACTCACCACTTACAAAACTAGTTTGCGTAAATGTGGTTTTAGGCATCTTAGTACCTTACTTGAACAAAGGGCTGATCTACTAGTGGCTGAACAGGATACTGTTGTGAATCAGTAAACCGAGCCATTCTGGATGCATTAGAGTATTGTTCTGCCATTAATTCCATTGATACTGCGCTATCCCGTATTGATGGCGCAAAATCCATTGCCAAACGATATTGAATCATTTGTTGAAAATATACAGGCCATAATGCTTCTGGTGCATTGTGGATGTAATCGACATATACAATACCGCTTGTATTGGTGTACATCATATTACCGTACAATGCATATCTTGCATTTGGATTAACATTAATTAAGAATAATAAATCGGCAGGAAGCAGATACATTGTGTCCCACGTTGTACCTACAGGCGATGCTACTTGCTTAGATGCAGTTGCAATTTTTCTTGCAAAACCCCACCTAAATTTTGTCATTTCGTTTTGTACAATATTGTCATACAAGGCATTAGCAACAGTTTGTGCGCGAGTATTGCCAGACAAATCGGTAATTGGTAAATCACCAATTAAAACTAATGCGTTAGATATTAATTGGATTTTATTTGCCATGATATACCTTTAGCTTAGTAAGCTTTTTTTTGCAGTTTTCTTAGATTTTACAAAGGCTTTATTTGTAGGTGCGCCTTTAGCACCTTTCTTTCTCATTGTTTCACCGCTTCCGGCTTTTATTCTAGCTCTTTTTCTATGGATATTAGCGTACAAACCATTTTTCATAATAGCCTCAAATAAAAAAGGGGGGCGAACCCCCCTTAAATCTTACGCTGTTACAGCATTACCAGTTGCAGTACTAATTGCACTAGAAGAATGCGCGTCTACATATGTGACATAGACAGTTGGAGTAGCAGTATCTACGACCCAAATACAGTCGCCTTTAGCCATTTCGGTAATAGCAGGCTTAAAATAATCAGCCGCGTTTACACTTGCATAGGCATCAGTAGATGAATGCATCCAGACGGTATTTCCAAAACCCGAACCGCCAATACGAGATAAGTTTTTTCTTTCAAAAGCCACGATAATTCTCCTTATACGTTGTCTTTGTATTGAACTTTAACAACACCTTCAGCATCACGCACAGCCGCGCCTGCTTTAAGCATTCCATTACACAACCAAGAAGTACGCTCGGCAATCCAATCAACAGAAGTTTTAATGTCAATACCGATTGCAAGTCCAACAGCTTCACGCTGATAGAAATACGAGTCTACTACGTTTGCGGCTACAGAAAGTCCACCCTCGCGACCAGTGCGGTTTTCCAAAGTAATAAACTGGAATCCACATAGAGAGTTAATGTCACCGTTTACAAGTGCTTTAACATTCTGGTAATCAAAGTTAGTTGCTTTCTCGTCGTTTAACAAACCTTTAAGTCCATCAGCGTTAATAACAGCAAATAGATCACGATTGTCTACGCCTTTACCACGCAAATTAGTTTGCGCTTCGATACATTTAGCAATAGTAAGACCAGTACCACCGTCAGCAACGGTTGATCCAACAGCTACTGCATCTAGCTCGTCAATGATTAGCTGATCGCTTCTACGGCCAAGTGCGCCTGCAATTGTGCTTGCAAGTTCATTTCGCTCGTCAAAGTTTACATCGGCTTGATCAAATACGTCTGTGTATTCTGGAGCATTCCAGTTTTGCAAAGTAGCGACTTTGAATTGGTGATTGATATCCATAGGAGTTACTAGATCAGAAGTAGACTTCTGGTTAGCTAGGCCACGACCCATTAGACGGAATTTGTAGGTTTCACCTACTACATTGTTGCGTAGCGTAACAGAAGGCTTAAGTAGCCCTTTGTTGGCATATGCGTGTTTTACCATAGAGTCAAACTCAATGACTGCTACGGACGATAGAAACTTACTCATAAGAATTTCCTCGAAAAAGAGTAATAAATTAAAATAGTTTTTTCAAGGTTGGAACTGAGTACCCAGTAAAAATGGTCAGTCAATCAACCTAAATTTACTGGGCTATAGATATAGGTATCCAGTATTTGGATTATACCTTTTTACAGAAGATTTTACAATTAGGCACGATTCTCAAACGTAGCCATCATTTTTTTTAGTTTTTGTTCATGCGCTTGGCTTGTAATTCTTAACAATTGGCCCGTATCATCTTTCCTAAACATCTCAACTTCTACGTCTGCCCACGTTAAACCTTCTGGATGTACACCGCCATCAATTGGAAGTTTTGCTTCAGTAGTTGCATTAACCATCATTTCAATTAGTTCAATTGCATCGGCAGTAGTAACTAACCCTTGTGCAATTTCATAATCTTCAGGGCTTAAATTATTTTTCATATAACCTTCGACGTTTTTTATACGCTCTTGCGCTCTTTCGCCTAGCTTATTAATCTCTACTTTTTGGTCGTATTCTTCTTGAACTTCGTTTTGAGTCGATAACAATTCCCAAGCTTCACCAAACGCATCAGCACTCATATTAGTTTTTGTAGCAAAAGATTCTAGCTCTTGATATAAAGCATCGGATGATTCAATTCCTTCGGGAGGAGTATAACCATCTTTT